CTTACTGTTTGGCCCACCTGAGATAACGTGCCACCAACTACTTTAAACAAACCTATAATCTGGTATGATGCAAACTCACCATCATCTGTTCTTCGCCCTGTTGCTTCCGCAGTTACTCTAACTACTTGGTCTACTAAACTTGTATTCCATGTTTGAATTGCTGTTGAGCTAGCGGTGTCTAATGTCTTGACTCGACTATCAACTATTCTTACATTCTGGTTAGGATTTACTGCTCTAATGTAATTGTTTTCAACCGCACCATCGTATGTATTATCTTTAACAAGAATAGTGTTGCAGGCGGCAAACTCAATACCGTTATCATCAACATCGTTAAAGATGTTATTAACAATCTGAACATTGTTTATCTGATTACCTGTTGCGCTTTGGTCTAGCTTGATGCCCTTCTTGCAAGTGCTAATAACATTGTTTGCAATAGAGTAGTTGCTAGTATCGTTAAAGGCTCGAACCTTGATGCCAATCAGAGGCTCGTAAACAGAACTCACAACTTGTCCTTGGATATTGTTGCCCTGAATAACGTAGTTCAAACCACTCTGGATAACGTGAATGCCATACTGCTGACAGTGGAATATGTTATTACCAGTAATGTTGCTATTGTTATGCCCTGCTGTGTTACCGTTAACACCAAAGCGGAACCTTTCAATGTTGTTGCCAGTTACATTAACAAAGTCATTCTGTATGCGGATACCAGAACCTACCCCATTCACACCCACCAAGGTGTTGCCTGTAACTGTTACGTTAAATCCCTGTGGTGCAGATGTATCTCCACGCCCTTTGCCCTTTACGTTAATGCCGTAGACCTGATTTACGTTACCCGAAGTAATTCCAGAAATAGTATTGCCAGTGATTGTTGCAAATCTGGCCTTAGTGTAGATACCGGCAGACTCTCCAAAGTAAACAATCTTTACGTTATTAGTTCCAGAAGCGGGAGCAGTAGTGAATGTAAGGGTAGTGCCTGAGATAGACCACAACACATCTTCATCAGTATTAACTTGTTCAACGCCACCAACGAGAACAGTGGTCTGACCAGTGTTTAATCCTGACTCAGTTAAAGTAAACGCTGTCTTAGAGCCAGTGCCGTTAAACAACTCATTAGAGCCTACTGCTGTAACACCCTCAATTACATTGCTAGTTATAGTCGCTTGCTTTCCGTACACTAACATGACATTACAGTCAGTTGCGCCTGTGGTTGAAATGTTTCTGAACGTGTTCCCTGTTATCGTAATGTTCTTCCAAGTATCCTGCGCTGAGTAAGTGTTGCGCCCTACACGTATAGGCTTATCTGCTGTCAAGGTATCAAACAAACAATTAGTAACTTTAAAAGAATTAACCGGCCTTTCTAAAGTAATGCCACCACCACAGTTTTTTACTGTAATGTTATCTAGGTGAAACTTATCTAAGGAAGCACTGCTACCGAAAGCGTTTTCAAACACAAACTTAAACCCTTCAAACTGCACATCCTTAATGTCAGCATCATTCCTTATAACGACAAAAACCTTTGAATTGCCTACTGCTTTAATTGTACCTGTGCCTCGCATTTTTAAAGTACTATCAGTCAGTACACCACCTGAAGGCCAAGAAGCCACCAAGAACACACCGTCAGATACATAAATGGATTGATCGGAATCAATAGCAGCTTTTACAGCCACTGTGTCATCCGTAACACCATCACCTACCGCACCGAAGGCTTTTAAATTAACGCCATAGTTGTTTACGTAGTCTTTAATTAAGTCGTCAATAACGCTTGTTGAAGAAGCATCAGACACCCCTAGTTTAAAGTACCCTTTTGCACTTGCATATTCAGCATCGGCAGCAATAGAAAGTTTACCTTCATTACAATAAGCTCCCTCAATATAAGAATTAATACCGTGAAGAGTACAAGCAATGTTTGTAGAATAAGGGGCGCTTGCTACAACTTTTAACTCCTTAAATCCACAGTTGTGCATATACCTTACGGTAGGATTAGCAGGGTCACGTACTAAATCACCGAAGAAAGCAGCTCTAACAGCGTTAGCACCTAGAGTTGCGTTGACAGATAACCAACAGTTTTCTAAACTTTTTTGATAATCAGTAGCTAATCCAATCTTTATTTTATCGCCTAACGAAGCAGCCGTACCTAAAGTGATTGTATTGTCATCGCTGGCGATAGCGTACTTACCCGCGCCTGCCCCCGCAATAAGAAGTATATTATTAACGTAAACCTTTAGGGCAGCAGTCCTATCCGCACCTTGTTCGTTAAACTTAGTACTGTAGTCAAACACAGTCTGTCCTGCGGTAGCAGTGTGTATTGCTCTAGCTGAAGACACAGCTTGTTGTAACCTAAAAGGTGCGCCTGTTCCTGTCTCTTGTCCGTGGTCAGGAGCATTTAAACTATAAATCTGTTGACCTACGTTTTTACAACCCCCATCTACCATAACAAGAGGGTCAGGGTCAATGTAACCACCACAGTTAGCATTGAAAATCTCAATCAGGCCGTTACGTCCACCCTCACCAACTCGACTAAAAGCGGGAAGGTTTGACTCAGCGGCACTTCCATCATAAATAAGAGAATCAATACCTATATAAAAACTATTAGAAAAACCTGCAATGTCACATGCTTTTCTAGTTGCAGTTACTGTCTGCGCTCTAACGGATGTGTTGACAAAAGCGTTAGCAAAGATGCAGTTCTTACCTGTAATGTTCTTAAAGTTAAAGTCACACTTATACATACCACCGCGAGTAAGCGCGTTACCAAAAGGAGCGCTTAAAGATATACCGTCAATAACAGCCTGCTCACAGAACTCTAATTGATTGCCCAGTTTGTCTAATACTCCGGTTTCTTGCGCATTACAAACACGTAAGTCTCCATACTCAGCAGCCATACGCTCTGAAATAGGAGTTTCTAACGTTATAACGCCAGTACTCCCGTTTAAAGTAAGAACTTTAGAAAGATGAGCGGTTACAGGATAGTTGCCTGCGCTTCCTACCCAAGTCTTAGTTGTACTGACCCAGACTAAATCACCTACAGCAAAATTGCTCGCATCAGAGCCTGTAGTAGTTGTAATTGTACGTCCACTGTTTACAGCGTTAATAGGATAGTGAGTGTAATCTACAATGTCGGACTTAAAAGCATCGAAGTATACAGGGTTAAAACCACCCCCTAAAAGCACAGAAGATTGAATATCGGCGGCCGTATTAGTGTTCTTTATTTCAGCATCACCAAACCAATGAGAATGTGACCTAATGTATATTGGAGTAGTAGTTCTAATAAAAGAAGAACCACGTTCAAAGGTTAATGTTCTTCTGTTAGTAGCTGCAAAATCAGCAGCTGCCTGCAAAGCAACGCTGTCGTCTGTGACTCCGTCTGATTTAACACCAAACTCTTCAACGCTTACTCCAATGGTGTTTCCTTCGAAGGGGGTTGTAGCGTATACCACTTTACTTCCATCACAACGTAGTATGGCTGACTGCCCGCTGGGGATAGTTTCCCCCGTACCGCCGTCGGGTTTCACTAGTATGGACTTAGATGTAGCGTTCTCTACGCAGTATACTTTACTTAAACTAGGGCATTTAACCGTCGCAATGGCAGCCCCTATTTGGCTGTTAGTGTCGGTGAACTTTAGTATCATGTTCCGCGCTTCAGATGCTGCGCCGCTCGCGGTAGTTAGGATGTGTACGTTGTTAGACCACGTGTTGATTGTAACCTGTCCAGCAATGGCATCCTCCACCATAGAGGTTATGCCGTTGTTTACCTCGTTGCCCCACGTGCCGGAAAGCTCTCCTTGGGTAGGGAGAGATAGTTTTAGGTTGGGAGTATATTGAGTAGCCATGGGGGTTCCTTAGGCTATACGTATAATAGCACTGGTTGCGTTGTTAGCAGGGAAAGTTACATTGAAGGTACTGCTAGTTGCTGTCTTGCGTCCCCCAAAGTCTAGTACTGCTATAGCTTGATTACCGCCCCCAGACTTATATACTAAAGCCCCACTCGCAGATAAAGTTGCGGAAGCCCAAGACACAGTATTAAAGCTAATAGTAGCAGTCGTACCGTCAGAGGTGACTGGTATCAAAGTGGCTGCGTTGCCTCCAGCAGTGTAGTTCGTGCCTGTGATCTCTCCAGTGGTAGTATAAGCAGTAGTACTAGCGTCTAGGTTCATGGCGTCGCCATCGTATAGAGCTACCTTAAACGCCTGTGAAGTGTCAGAACTGAAATCAAAGACTCCGCTGAGCACGTCTACTTTAAAAGATGTTGTCTGTGTCTGAATTAGTGTGCTCATTCTTATGCCCTGTAAGAGTCGTTAGCTAGTTTATCCGAACCCGACATTAACGCTTGCAGTGCAAGCATGTAGTACTTCTCGTATAGGGCCACCATATCTTGTTCACCCTTAGTAAACCGTATAGCTTCCATAAGCGAGCGGTTCAACAATGCAGCGTCGAAGTGATCGCCTAGCCAAGTAGTGCCCGTAGCTACTATAGACTCTGGAGCATACCCGTACTGTAGGTTGTAGGCGTAGTTCTGGTCAGGCGTAGGCCCAAGTATCGCCTGTGTCTTGTTATACAGCCCATAGTGCTTAGGAAAGCCGGTAGAGCTGGGTTTTGGGTACGCCTCGCTGATAAAATCAACATTCTTGTTTAGTAGCAATTTAGAATCCCCTGCCGCGTCTACCAAGGTAAAACTATGTATATACAGGTAATCAGTGGGCAACGTAACAAATTGACTAGGCTGCTCTAGGTTACCTGTGGCGGCTTTACGTAAAACCGGTAACCGTATAGTGTTATATATCTCTTGCTCGGCCTGCTTTATAAACATATCGAGCTGGGCAGTTGTGAATGTCTGTTCAACTACGTCTTGTATGTTTGTCTTTAATTCTGTGTAGTTCATGTAATAGTTACCGTAACTTGTCCAACCTCACCCGTAGCTACTAGGGCGTTGGATGCTAATGAATCTGAAGGGCCGCCTACTGGGTTGTATCCCCACTGAAGGCCACGTGCGCTAACCTTAGTCCCTGTCCCCAGACTTCTATCGGGACGTACATCTCGCAATGCTTGTGGGTCATATACAGGAAACTCGCCCAATTTGTTTTGTGGGTGATCTCCATTCCAACATGAAGGGCACGCCTTTATATTCGTGTCTACCCCTTTCCTAAATAAGCTCTTTAGCTGCTTTAGTCTATACCTAAAGCCACATAAGTCACAGAACCCGAATGCCTTTTTGCCGGCAGCGAACTTAGTCCCCATTACGGGTGTCCCATGCGAGGTACGAACCTAACTGAAGCCTTCTCTCTATCTTCTTGTGAAGCCAAGTCAAACTGCTCTTCGTATACAGACTTTAACATACTTAGGCGCTCAGAGAGTTCAGGTACCTTCATAGCGATGTGGTACGCTAGTCCTGCTACTAGACAGGGGAGAAAACGGAAGTTCATGTCCGCAGTTTCTATACCTGCACCCGCGTCTTGTACTCTGCGTAGGCGGTAGTAGTTTATCTTGTATCCTGCCTTATCTGGTACAGGCCACACACTGATCTTAGGAGCGTCTCTCAGACGTTCGATGAATATCTGTATGGGTCTACCTTGTGTCAACTTGTTTGGGATTGTGGCGTAAGTGCTCACACTGATACGTGATAGGTTAAGGTCAGACTGAGTAGATACACTACCTGCATCAGTCCGTAGTTGGTGTTCTAGTAGGTCAATGGTATCGGCGGGGAGTGTGTACTGCGTCTGCCCCTTCAATAGATCAATGTTACCTTCCTCGATAGTCCACATGTTGATGCCACGGTTTTGCCACTCTATAGTCATCAAGTTCATGGATCGACGGGCAGTACGCAGGTCATAGCCAGAACGCATCTCACGTCCAGCTCTCTCCCACGCCTCTTCAGCAATCTCGGTGAAATCCATGTCGAACGCTGTGCTATTTGATGTAGCCATTATTTTCCCCATCCTGATTTAGCTGTAACTTTAGCTTTCTTAGCTAGATCGCCGTAATGGAACAATCTTACACTGCTTTTACTATGAG